ACTAAAGTTGATAGCCCACAACCTAAGTTTTGGAAGTGGACTTCTGGTGTGCATAAAGATAAGAAAGCAATAGGTCATGAGTGTCCATCACAAACTCAAGATAATAAATGTGGTAGTTGCCGTGCCTGTTGGAGTCGTAAAGTTAAACAAGTAAGCTACGAGGAGCATTAATTATAATGGTTAGAGTTAAAAAATGGTCTATGTTAATAGAGTGGGAAGATGACACCTATGATATTTTAGATCAATCAAATATAGAAAATGAAATAAAATTAAATAAAGATATTCAATCTTTTTTTAAAAATAAATTAGAACCAGAATATAATATGTATATATATTATGATTATAATGGAGTTAAACATTAAAGGAGGAATAATATGGCAAGTGATCACAGTGAATACATAGACGATTATTGTAGAAACAATTATGGTCATACAAATTGGGGGTATTTAGATACCTATACAAAAGAAGAACTAGCAAAAGCAGATCATGATATAGAAAATAATATTGTTTTCTGGCACGAAGATGAGGAGGATGAATGAAACCAGATAAATGTACAGGTTGGGCAATAGTTGCAACAATGGAAAGACCAGATGGTACTTGGTATGATGAAACTATTACAGATATAGATGATGACACAGCATCAACTGTTGATACTTTTTTAACTGAGTACTGTGAAGAAAAGGAGAGAGATAAACATGAGTAGTAGAATAACAAAGAAGAAAGTAAAAACTTTTTTAACATTAAGATTTAGAAAAGAACCAATGATGATGTATGATGATACACTAGATGTAGCAGTAGAAGTTATACAAGACTTTTTAAACTGCGATCCAATGGACATAGGCAAACTACAAAGTAATACATATAATACAATATATAACATAGAAAAGGAAATAAATGAAAGCAACAGTTAATTTTGAATGGAGAAGCATAGATGAACCTACATTTGAACCAGAAGAAATAATAAGAAAAGCATTATATGATGCTGGCTATAGTGTAGGTCATATATTTGTTCAAGGTGTATTTGATGAAGACAAAACTAAATTTTTTGGAGTAGATGGTGACAGACTACCTCACGAAGAAGTGGTTTGGAAACAACATGAAAGGATGACAAAATGATACCATATGAAATAGGAAAACAATTGATAGATAAAATAGAAAAAGAACTAGGTGGCAAAGCAAATGGTCATGAAGATTATCTTGAAGGTAAAGGTACACAGTTTTCTTTTGATTTAAATGGTAAGTCTTATAGTGTTGACTTATGGGATGAGGATATAATAAACGATGTTTGAGTTTAAGCACCCAGATTATTATAAAAAATTACGAAAGAACTTGACAAACAAAGACAACTATGATAAGGAGAATCATGATGAAAAAATACAAAGTAAGAATCTTCGGACTAGGAATAGACGCAAAGGCACTGATACCATTTCCATACGAACCAACACTAGAGATGATTGAGAATGCTGTTGCCGAATATTTAAACGAAGGACTCATGAAGATAGAAGTTGATGACTTCTTCGCAAAAGATAAATACACAATAACATACGAGGAAATGCCAGTTGAATTATAAACAACAGCTAGCAGTAATAGAAGGGCTATTCATTCCACCAGATACATCTGTTAGAATGGATTGTCCTTTTTGTTCTGGTAAGAATACTTTATCAGTTGATACATCAGCCAACAATCTTAGTTGGTATTGTTTTCATGCATCATGTAATGCCAAAGGTAAATATCAAGGAGAAAAAAATATGAACTATGTAACAGATACATTTAAACAGAAAGAAGAAATACAAAATTTAAAATTTGAAATGCCAGATAGTTTTACATCTGTATATTCAGATGAAAAAGCAATGAAGTACCTACATAAAAATAATTGTTGGGAAGCATGGAGTTGGGGTAGAGCCACAATAAAGTTTGACATAGCACAGAACAGAGTAGTTTTTTGTGTTAAAGACCCAGAAACAGATGAGATTGTAGGTGCAGTAGGTAGAGGATTAAATTCTAGAGTCTATCCTAAATGGTATATGTATGGTAACAAAGATGTACCATTTACTTGTGGGTTGACAGAGCATAAGGAGGCTATACTTGTAGAAGATTGTGCCTCTGCTTGTGCAGTATCTAATGTACTAACTGGCATAGCTTTGATGGGTACATCATTAAAAGAATCTCATAAGAAACACTTGACACAATACAAAAAATTGTATATAGGGTTAGACAGAGATGCAACAACTAAATCATTTGCTATTGCTAATGAACTTAAATCTTATGGTATTAAGAATGTGCATGTTAAAACTTTAGAAGATGATTTAAAATACTATGGAACAAAGGAGATAGAGGAGATGTTTAATGACTGAAGAAATGATGAAAGAAATATTAGAGGATTGGAATAGTTGGAAGTATGACATCATAGAGTTAAATAATTCTACATGGAATACAAGAGATCAAAGTAAACTAGAAACCATAACAGCAATACTAGAAGAACAATTAGAATTGCAGAAAGCAATTAAAAGAAGATGATAGAAAAACAAATAATTAAATTAATGTTAGACAAAAAGTTCTATGCAGAATACAAAGGTCAAGTATCTCGTAATGTATTTCAAGGTAGCTTTGGTTCTTTGTATGATACAATACAAAAAGCACATGATAAGTATGATGCTGATATAAGTATTGATGAGTTATATTCTTTGCACACTACTGTATTTAATCCTGCACTAACACGAGCAGCGAAAGAACAGTTCAGTGAATTACTTGAAGATATAAAAGAAACACAAGAGCCATCAAAAGAAATAGCAGATGACATAATAAAAATATTAATTGAAAGAGATGTTGCACAGAAGATAGCAATCGAAGCTACAGAAATATTTAATGGTAAGCCTGCAGACTTTAATTTTATTACAAATTTAATTGAGAAACATAAGACAGGATTACCTACAGAAAAATTAGAGGCAGTAACAAATGATATTACTCAATTACTTGATGAGTTAAATGTTGTAAGTAAATGGCAATTTAATTTATCTGTACTAAAAAATAATATAGGTGGAATTGGTCCAGGCAATCTTATGATTGCATTTGCTAGACCAGAGACAGGTAAGACAGCATTTTGGGTGAGTCTTGTATCAGCACCATATGGATTTGCTGAACAAGGTGCAAAGGTACATGCATTTATAAATGAGGAACCTGCAGTGCGTACACAGATGAGAGCCATCAGTTGTTTTACTGGACTTAACAAAGAACAGATTGTAGATGATATTGAAACAGCACATGATGAATGGATTAAAATAAAAGATAATATTAAAATGATTGATACAGTTGATTGGTCTATGGATGATATTGATAGTCATTGTGAGAAACATAAACCAGATATTATTGTTATAGATCAGTTAGACAAAGTAAATATGAAAGGTACATATGCACGAACAGATGAAAAGCTACGAGCAATCTATACAAGTGCAAGAGAGATAGCAAAGAGAAGAGAATGTGTAGTCATTGCTATATCACAGGCATCAGCAGATGCACACAACAGAGATCATATATCATTTGATATGATGGAGAACTCTAAAACAGGTAAGGCAGCTGAAGCAGATTTAATTATTGGTATTGGTAATAGAGCATCTAATGATCCTACTAATAACAGTAGAGTATTAAACATAAGTAAAAATAAAATAACAGGTTGGCATGGAGATCCATCTTGCTTGTTAGATAAATATATAAGTAGATTTACAGATTAACGGAAAGGTAAATATGATAACAACAATAGATGTAGAAACATCATATCAAAAAACAGAGGCAGGTGGATTTGATCCATCACCATTTAATCCTAATAACATATTGGTTAGTGTAGGAATTAATGATGAATACTATTTTACTAACCATAGTGAAAGAGTTGATGAAGGATGCTTTCATAAGATACAGAAGATACTAGATGAAACTAAAATACTTATAGGTCATAACATTAAGTTTGATTTAAGTTGGTTACTTGAGGCAGGATTTACTTACACAGGCAATGTATATGATACAATGATAGCAGAGTATGTACTTAATCGTGGTGTAAGAAAAAGTTTAACATTACTTATGTGTTGCCAGCGTAGGAAACTAGATGCTAAAGATGATGCAGTAAAAGAATATATGGATAGAGGTGTATCATTTGAGAATATACCTGCAGAAATTGTAGAGCAGTATGGTAAGATAGATGTAGCTATTACTAGACAGTTGTTTGATTCACAAATGGCAGACTTAAGAACAGATAAACATAAAGGTTTGTTAAAGACAATTAAAGTTATGAATGAGTTTTTAATTGTGCTTACTGATATGGAACGTAATGGTATCAATGTAAACTTAGATGATCTTAAGCAAGTAGAAAAAGAATACAGAGCAGAGTTTGCATATCTAAAACAAAAGATAGATAAGATTGTATATGAAAAGATGGGAGATACTAAGATTAATTTAGGTAGTCCAGAACAATTATCATGGTTAATCTATTCTAAAAAACCTAAAGATAAAAATCAGTGGGCTAAGATATTTAATACAGGTGTAGATAAATTTACAAAGAAGAATAAAAAAAGACCTAAGTTTTCTTTTGCACAATTTAGAACATTAGTAGCTAATAACTCTGAGCCTATATATAGAACTATGGCTAGTCAATGTTTACATTGTGCAGGTAAAGGTGTAATAAGAAAAGTTAAAGTTGATGGCACACCTTATAAAAAATATAGTAAGTGTGATGATTGTCATGGTGAAGGATTTACATATGCTAACATGGCTAAACTTGCAGGATTTAATCAAAGACCTAGAAGTGTATATGATGTATCAGACTCTGGATTTAAAACAGATAGACTTACATTAAATAAAATTGCAGGAGAAGCTGAAGGAGAGTTCAGAGAATTTATTGATGCTATACTTAGACACAATGCTATCTCTACATACTTAAATACTTTTGTAGAAGGATTACAAAACTTTACAAATGATAATGGTTTGCTACATCCTAAGTTTATGCAAGCAGTTACAGCAACAGGAAGATTATCTAGTCGTGATCCTAACTTCCAAAACCAACCTAGGGGTGGTACGTTTCCAATACGTAAAGTTATACAATCTAGATTTAAAGGTGGGCAGATTATAGAAGTAGACTTTGCACAACTAGAGTTTAGAACTGCAGTATTTCTTGCACAAGATAAACAAGGTATGGAAGATATAAAAAATAATATAGATGTACATAAATTTACTGCTGATATTATAGGTGTGTCTAGGCAAGATGCAAAGGCACATACATTTAAACCTTTGTATGGTGGTACAACTGGTACAGATGCTGAGAAAAAATACTATAAAACATTTGCAGAAAAATATAAAGGTATAACTAGATGGCATGATGAATTACAAAGTCAAGCTATAACTTATAAAAGAGTTAAGCTACCTACAGGTAGAGAGTATTCATTTCCATATGCAGAACGTATGCCTTGGGGTGGATCTAGTTATGGTACGCAAATAAAAAATTATCCTGTACAAGGTTTAGCTACTGCTGACATTGTACCATTAGCATGTATAAAAATATATAAACTAATGAATGAGCAAAAGGTAAAGAGTTTACTTATTAACACAGTTCACGATTCTATTGTGGCTGATGTTTATCCTGGAGAAGAAGCTGTAATGAGTAAAATATTTGACGAGGGTACAGCATCTGTAATACCTGCATTAGATGAGTATTATGGAATAAACTTTAATGTTCCACTTGACACAGAGATCAAAATGGGATATGATTGGTTAAATATGAAGGAGGTCACAAATGACACAAACTAATCTAATACTAAAGATGGTGAGGTTTAGCCACATTAAACCACTAATAACAATTGAGTTAGTTATGGATAACTACAGCGATGCTTTAGATATATCTGATAAACTTAATGACGTTGCGAAAGCAAAAGATGAAAGCACAACATCTTATTTTGTGCAAACAATTGATATACCAGTCTTGACTAAAGAAGTCTACGATGATGACAGTATACCATTTTAATATAGGAGTAATATGTCAATACCTTTACTAGACAAAGAGTTGTGGGAAGATTATGCTGATGATGAGCAAGAAGAAGCTTATGATATGCTACAAGATTTAAAAGCACAGTGTGATGCTAAACCCACAATGTTGTATATAAATGAACATGAAGAACTACAAAGTTATTTAATGTGGTTTGCTCGTTTGGAAGATTTATCTTACGAGATTACTGAAGGAGAGACTAAAGTATGCTAGAAACTATACTTGGATGTGCTATTGTGTATGTGTTAGTAGGATTTTTTATTAATGAAATATTCTAAAATAACACTTGACAAATTAGTAGAAATGTGGTATAAGCAAATCAATAATCAAGGAGGTTATTATGGATAATAACATAACAAATATAAATGAAATGTCTCAAGAGCAAATTATGGAAGCTATTGGGCAAGACGATGGTTCAAGTAAAGGAGTAAATATTCCTAGACTTGGAATCAACAGATCACCAGAAGATGACGAGGGTAATCAATTACCTGTTGGTAATTTATTTACCTTTGATTCTAATGTAGGTCAGAATGTATATGGTAAGCCAGTTACATTTAGACCATTCATAAGTGCAATGCAATACATGCACTATGATCCAGATAAATCTGAGTATGTAAACAGATCTATTATTTTCAAGAATTGGAAAGAAGAAGCTGTAGATATACTTGGTGGTACAAAGTGTGGTAAGATTCCGTTTAAAGATAGGGAATCTTTAACACCAGAACAACTAGCAGAACAAAGAACAATAAGATGTTATAGATTATTGTATGGTCTGTTATCATTTAAAGGAGTAAAAGCAAATGGCGAAGAACACACTGTTTCTAATCTGCCTGCTCTATGGAGGGTTACAGGTACAGCATTTGCTCCAGTTGGCTCTGCGTTAGATCAGATTACTAAACGTAAAAAACTTATGTTTACTACTACATTATCAGTAGATACTAAGAGACAGAAAAAAGGTGGTAATGTTTATTACACACCAGAGATTGCTGTCAATGCTGATGCTGGTTTAGAGATGTCAAAAGAAGATATGGAAACTCTTGGAGTATTTCAAGAAGTTATCACTAAAGAAAATACAGAAGTGATAGATCTATATAAGTCTGCTAAGAAGAGCAACTACGATTCATCTGATAAAGATATGAAGAAAGTTGTGGATCAAGTTGAAGATCCTGTAGATGTGTTGGCATCATAATGAACGATATACTTCTAAAAGTTCAAACGTATCTAGATAAATCTAATAAAGAATCTATTGATGTATCTGATACACTAGTAGAAGAGTTTGGTGAGGCATGTAAAAGTGCCTTACGCAAACAGTTCTCTGAGCAAAGACGAGAGGGCTTTAAACCAAGAATGTCAAGTATAGGTAGACCATTATGCCAATTGCAGATGGAGGCAAAGAATGTAAAGGGTGAAGGTCAACCATACAATGTAAAGATGAGAAATACTTTTGGAGATCTTGTTGAGGCATTGGCTATATTTGTAATGAAATCAGCAGGAGTAGAAGTAAAAGATGAGCAGAAAAAAGTTAAACTTAAATTTAAAGAATCAGAAATTGAAGGCAGGCTTGATGTTAAGATTGATGAGAAAGTGTGGGATATTAAAAGTGCGTCACCATATTCATTCGATAAAAAGTTTGGAAGTGGGTTTGAAGAAGTTGCAAGAGACGATGCGTTTGGATATGTACCTCAAGGATATCTTTATAGTGAAAGTGAGAAGATGCCTTTTGGTGGATGGATTGTAATTAATAAATCTACAGGTGAGTGGACAGTATGTGAAACTCCTATAGATGATAATGAATACAGAGTTAAAGCGTTAGCTAGTGCAGAAGAAAACATAACAGCTATTGAAAATAAAGTACCATTTAAAAGATGCTTTAAAGATATAGAAGAAACATTCCGTACTAAGAAAACAGGTAATAAAGTTTTGGGCATGGCTTGTACATTTTGCCCATACAAGCTTCCTTGTTGGGGAAGTAAATTGCAATTGTTACCACAACAACAATCGCAAGGCAAGAACCCTAAGTGGGTTTGGTACACTGAAGTAAACAATCCTAAGAAAGAGGAAACTTTTGAATAGAGATTGTAACTTTAACTGGGTGGGGAGTAGTTTTGAGGGGTCTATTTTCCACCCTTGTACTTATGATGCTATACTTTGTATTATATAAAAATAAAAAAGATAAGGACTACAAAATGTTTACAAATGTTTTATTTGGTAATGAAAAGAGTGCAGAAGAATTTGGTAGAAAAAGTATGAAGAGAGGATTTGAACATAAGGTAGTTGAGTATAATGATGACAACTATGAAAGGTATTGGTATAAATGAGAAAGAAAAAGTTCGATGCAGAAAATGCAATAAAAGTTTTAGTTACACCTTGGGATAAAGGCTTTACCTGTGGAATAGTTATGGATAGTAAAGCCGCAATGACAACAGAACAGTATGAGTTATGTTCTACTATTGCAAGAGGCATGATTAAAATGGCAACATCAGACCCTCAGACTACATTTATGTATGGACTACGTGGGTTTGCAGACGATAAGAAAGATAACAAAAAAGATCTAGCTATTAATTCTGTAGCTGAATTTGATAGTGAAGATAATGTTATTGATTTTATTGAATATTTAAAAAACAAACGTGATAAGGAGTTAAACTAATGGCAACACACTTAGTTATAGGAGACCCTCATTGTACTCCAAAGGCAAGCAATGACAGATTTTTATGGGCAGGTAAACTAGCACATGATCTGAAACCAAATACCATAGTATGCATGGGTGACTTTGCAAGTATGGATTCACTATCTAGTTATGATAAAGGTAAGAAATCATTTGAAGGTAGAAGATATAAGAAAGATATAGACCATGTTCATGATGCATTGGAAAAATTTAACAAAGGTCTCAATGGGAGACGATCAAGAAAAATCATGTTACTTGGTAATCACGAAGATAGGATAGATAGAACAGTAGATGACATACCAGAACTTGAAGGAACAATTAGTACAGACGATTTTAAATTTGAAAAGTTTGGTTGGGAAGTACATGAGTACCAGAAGCCCGTTGTTGTGGATGGTGTATATTATTGCCACAATTACCCTACTGGTGTCATGGGCAAGCCTATCAGTGGTGACAATGTGGCTCGTTCTCTACTCTTAAAAAATAAAGTATCTTCTACTGTAGGTCACATACATACATTTGATTATGCTATGTGTGCTTTACCATCTGGTAAAAAACTTATGGGATTATCTGCAGGATGTTACTTGCATCATAAGGAAAACTATGCTAAAGCTACACAGCAAATGTGGTGGAGTGGACTTGTAGTTAAACGTAACGTAGACAAAGGAGAGTATGATCTTGAGATGATTGAGTATAATACAATAAGGAGAAGATATGGTAAAAGATAAACGTGAATATATAAAAAAGATAGCACATAGTACTGATATTACTTATGAAAATGAAGTAAAGTTTGATAGTGTAAATTCACCTGCACATTATAAGTATGGTAAAAAAGAAACTATAGATGTCATTAGTGATTGTATGACTAATGATGAGTATCATGGATACTTAAAAGGCAATGTCTTGAAGTATGTATCAAGATATAAATTTAAAGGAGAGCCATTGCAAGATTTAGAAAAGGCACAATGGTATTTAAATAGACTAATAAAGGAGGTCAAAGATGGGTCAAGTTAAACAAGCAATAATAGAAGTAGAAGACTTTGTAGCAGGTTGTCTTAAAC